CTCATGGTGTTTTGCTTTCGACTTGATTGGACCGACGGCCGTCAAGTTGCCACAAAAACACTTAACCCGTCTACAGAGAAAACTGTTTTTCTGTAGATTTTGAAGAAAACCCAATGTTTATGCGGGTCAAACAGGGGTCAAATTCCCTTCAGATCCACCAGACTGAGGGTCAGGTATTTCTGATCGTTGGTGGTGGCGTCGAAGTAACTGGCGATCACCTGGGTCTCGCGTTCCGAGTAGGAACGGTAGGGCTTCACCCGGGTGGCCAGGACCGCCGGGAACTCGGTGGGCTGGCCGTTCTCGGTCTGCCAGTTGCCCGAGGTGAAGCCGAACCGCCGGCACCAGGTCTGCAGGTTCTGCGGTGGGACGAACCAGTAGTCGGTGCCGAAACTGTCCTGGCTGGCAAAGCACTGCACGCCGTAGCCGGTCAGGAGATCGTAGCCGGCCTGATCGAGATACCAGGCGTCCTCGTCGAAGTCGGGCTCGTAGCCGGTGCCAAAGAAGGCAGGCAGGCCCGGCGCCTTGTCCATGGTGCAGAGGCAGTAGGAGCGGGTCCAGGAGTCGAGGCGCCATTGCATCAGGTTCCACAGCCAGGCGCTCTTGGGGATCTTGTGGAAAAATGGGCCGCTGCCGGGGCCGCTGTTCAGTGTCAGCAGGGGCCGGTAGGGAATATCGAACACATCGTCAATGTGGCCTCCGTTGTCGAACTTGATGGATGTCAGCCTGTCCTGGTAGGTGGCTACCGTGTTCGAGGTTTGGAGCGGCACCGTCGAGGCAAAACGAGATCCCTCTCGATCTTTAAATATGTCGTCGATCCCTGCCTGGAATAGACCAGTCGGCCCTTGTGCGAACTTCGGTGTTTTGTTTGGGCTGCCTGGGATCCGCACTGAGGCGTCGACACCATTGGGGCCGCCCCATTTGTTGACCCAGAAGTCAGCCTCGAATCCAGCGGTCGAAAGCTGATCAGGATCACCGAACTGGGCCCGCATCAGCTCGTTGTCGTAGTTGCCGGAGGAGAATCCCCAAGGGCCTCCTGGTGGGATAAAGGCAGCGTTGATCGAGCCTTGGTAGAACAGGCTGGAGGTCGCCACATTGTTGCCGATCTTGGTCGGGAACAGGTGGAACCATTGGCCGGTCACGGTGTTGACCCGGGAAGGCCCGATCAGCACCGTCTTGTCGCTTGAGGAAAAGTAGAAGTTCTGCCAGGCGCCCACACCGAACCCAGGGTCATGGTTCCTGACGTAGAGCTGGCCTGAGGTGGCATAGGCCTCGTAGTCGATCAGGAGGTTGCCGTCGATGCCAATAGGGTTGCCGACGCTGCAGACCAGGCCTTGCGGCGTAATCCTAAGCAGGGCCACTCGGTCCTCGGTGATGTCGTGGACATCATCGTAATTGTTCAGGAATCCCTCCTCAACAGCCAGCCGGCGCCGCACGTCGATGGCCTCGTCGAAGATCGTGGCCTCGTTGCCGGCAGACCAGAATCCCTGAGGATAAACCGTCGAGATCGTAAGCGGTGTGGTGCTGATCTGCCACCTGGGCGCCGTTGAATCGCAGAAGATGTTGCAATCGACCGGGCTGATCTCGATCAGGCCGCGGTCGCTGGTCAGCTCGATGCTGGTGGCATTCTGCACCACGGTGATTCCAAGGCCTTCCAGGCGCTGCACCAGGCTTCCAACACCCGGGAAGTTGACCAGTCGTTCCTCGGAGACCTCGCCGCTGGATCCGAAATAATACCGCACCCGGGCACGTCCCCAGGTGAACACCAGGTCGCCAAGTTGCTGCCTAAAGTCCCCTGGGTCGGCATAGGTGCCTGGGTAGACCTGCCGGATGTCGTGGTGCACCTCCGGGTCGATCTGGGCATCCATGGTGTGCATCCAGTCGAACATGATGAACGGGTTGGCCACATTGTTGGCCTGGGCGGACCGTTCCAAAGCCAGGAAGTCCGATGTGTTGGCGCCCTGCCAACTCGGTGGTCCCTCGGCAAAGAAGGGCACGTCCCCCGGGAAGTACGGGAAGAAATGGTAGCAGAACCCACCATTAGGCCAGCGCGTAGCCCAGGTGCCGTCCTGGCGGCGTCGGAAGGCCCGGACGGCTCCAGGACCAACGAACTGCCTGTCGGCGCTGCCATCGGGCAACTGCAGCAGCACCTGCACGGTCGAGGTGCCGCAGTTGTGGACACGCCAGCAGTCGTAACGCTGGTATGTGTTCAGGATCCGGAATTCGGTCAGGCCCTCAATGGCAATCTCGGCCACGGCCAGCCTGTGCTTGTGGATCCGGCCAGGGGGCAGTGTAGGGTCGGAAGGCCCGAGGCTGCCGCGCACATAGGACGTGAGCCCGGATCCGGCCTGTGGATCCCAGCCTAGGTGCACGTCGTATTCGATTCCGGCCACTTCACGGCGCAACAGCTCGTAGCTAAAGTGGATCTTGCCGACGTCGCAGGTAAACGGATCTCCCGTGGTGCTGTGGTGGTCGACGTAGACCTGGCCGCCGGCCACATCCAGGTGCTTGTTCTCCAGCTTCGACAGCTCGATCCGCGCGGCCACCTGGTTGTGCTCGTCCCGGTAGGTGCCGATGCCCGGGATGCTCGGGCTGGGTACGGCGCCGTCGTCCTTGAGCCTGAGGGCGGTCTCCGGGTCGTTCCGGTAGACATACCAGACGCCATACGGGAATGGCGCCGACCATTGGGCAAAGGGCGAGAACCGGGAACTCGCCCACAGCGGCCCCATGCCGTTCAGCGCTGCCTGGCACTTCTTATCGAATCGGCTGTAAAGGTTGTTCAGGTTTGCGGCCGTGAACATCTTGTCGAGCCTGCCAAGGGCGTATGGCATGATCAGTAGAACCAGGACTCTTCAGCCGTCTGCACCGTGGTCGAGCCCACCGCGGTCTTCAGCGTCGTTCCATTGGCATTCTGCTCGACCCGTTGGCCAGGCCCGGCGACGAGCTGGACCCGGCGCACGGCCTCGATCAGTTGATTGATGGCCCGGGCATGATCTGCCTTCAGGCCGCGCTCCGACAGCTTGGATGGCAGTTGAATTGGCATAGTTTAAATCTCGCAGAACTGGGCGAAGATCTTGACCGGGCTGTTCGAGGCTTTGACGTACATCGTCGCGTCGACCCAGGGGATCAGGATGAACTGCCCGGCCGGGATCTGGAATGAGTACGGCGAGGAAGGCCCGATAGAGACCGGGTTGACCAGATCCAGATTGACCACGAGGAGACGGTAGGGTGTGGACAAGTCGGCGGTAAGATCCAGCGTTTCGTCGGTCGTGCCGACCACCTGGGTCTGCTGGCCCATGTCGGTGCCGGTCATGTTGGCCACCGTGCTGTACGATTGTGAATTGATCACGGCGCCGCCCTTGCTGGCGTACAGCCGGGCGCTCATCTCGACTTCGTTTGCCATAGGGTTGGTCGATTAAACTTCGCAGAAGGTGGCCTGGATGGTCACCGCGGAGGTGTTAGCCAGCAGGTAGAGGGTGGCGCTGACGTAGGGGATCAGCATAGTCTCACCGGCCGGGATCCGCATGGTGTAGGTGCCGGAGACAAAACCCAGCTCGACGTAGTTGGTGTTATCCAGGTTGCTGATCAGCAGCTTGTAGGGGCTGGTGACATCGACCGGCACGTCGAGAGTCTCGACGGTCAGGCCGATCACCTGAGTCTGAGAGCCCATATCGGTGCCGACCATGGTGGCGCTCTTGGTGTAGGTTACTGAGGGCAAGTAGGCTCCGTTTTTGGAAGCGTACAGCCGGGCGGTCATTTGAATTTCGTCTGCCATAGAGGTGTATTAGTTGAGGTTAAAAGAAGGGGTAGACCAATGTGTCGTAGGGGGCAAAAGTCCAAGCGATCACCTGCTCGACCTGGTTGGTCTTGGTGATCAGGCTGGTCGAGTAGTTTGTCTGCTTCCAGCCCCAGGCCGTCCCTACGGGCGCCAAGGCCTGGCCGGTAGTTTGGTCGATGGGTGTCGTAGGAAGCATTGAGACCACCGAAAAAGGAAGATTCCAGGCTGTGGCAAATGATTCCCTGGTGTAGACCGGAGGGATTCCGTTGGGAACTTGAGGCAGCCCAAGGTTGCCGCTGAAGGTTGCGATCCTGGTCAGACTGACCCGGGCTGTTGGGAAGGTGTCCTGGCCTCGGTAAAGCATCTGCCAGACCTTCTGAGCCAATGGCAGCGTCGAGATGTTGCTCTCCTGAATGCCTGGTAGCCTCTCACCGTTCTTGATCGCTGTCTCGATAATGTAGCGATAGAGGGCAGGGTTGCCTGTCGAGTTGGCCTCTTTGTCGACAGCAGGCAAAGCGAACACCGACACATCGAGGTAATCGGTGCGGAACTCGTACCGGATGTCAGCCAGCTCGCCAACCTGAGGGGTGGTCTGGTCTTGAATTGGAAGCCCTGGATCGAATGAGTTGCCACCGATGGTGACTGTGGCTTCGGAATAGGGGCCGTCTTCTCTGATGCTGTACTTGGCGCCCAGGGCCACCCATTGGGCTGAGGCTATCCGGAGGGTATTCTTGTCCCCCCGGAAGACCAACTGAATCACCCGGCCGCTGCCGTTGTTATCGTAGGCACGGCTGACCTCGATGTATTCTCCGGCCGTCGGATTTGGGATGCCTTGGATCGTTGCCATGTTATTCGACAGCCTGAGCTGTTCTGCCTGTGTTTACCCGAATCGCCCTGGTCTCGTTTGTCTGCATCTTGATCTGACCGACCATGGTGTTGACCCAGCCCGGGGCAGCTGGCTCGGTGAACATTGCGGTCTCCCGTTTGGCTCGAGAGTTGATAACACCGACTGCGCCACGTTCCAGTGGTAAAGCTTCAAAGCGGCGATCAGCCTCTGTTGATGGCGCAAAGGCTTCTTGTATGCCTGCCTTAACAATAGATCCTTTACCCATCAGCATCTGAAAAATGCCTTCCATGCCGTCTTTTAGGTCTTCGGTGTCCTTTGCAGCCCTCTCGGTTGCGTCGGCCCAAAAGCCGACCGTTGGAATAGCTGAGACAAGAAGCTGCCTCTTCATTTCATCAATGCGGTCGGCCATCTTTCCGACTGCATCAATCTGTTCTTTTGTGATGAGATTGATTGGCCCAAGATCCTTTATCTTGGACATAGCACCTGCAGCCTTGAATGCCTTCTCACCCAGGATGGCGATCATTGCGGCCTGCGTCTGAGCGCTCTTTCCTGAGTCTTGGTGCGCTTGACCCATCCGCTCAATCAGCTCGATGTTGGACAGGCTTTTGTCGTTCAGCTCGGCCACAGACAGGCCGAGTGCCTGGAAGTATTCCCGGGCTTTGCCGCCCTCCTCGATAGCCTTCAGGCGCTCTTGGCTGACTTTGGTAATCGACTTGGCCATGGCCTCGAATGAGACGCCTGTCTGGCCTGCCAGCACCTGAAGGCGCTGCACGTCGTCGGTGCTGATGTTGAGCTGCTCCGAGAGGTCGCCAATGGCGTCGGCTGTCTCGATCACCTTGGAAGCAAAGGCGCCGATTGCAGCCACTGATAGGGCGCCACCGAGTTGAGCGCCGACACTTGACCTGAATTTGTCGGTCATGCTGGTGGCTCGTTTGAGGCCGCCCTCAAATGAGCTGCCGTCCAGGCCCAGCTTTGCAATGAGTGAGAAGATGGCCATTTCAGTTCCTGATTGTGCTTTGTTCCTGAGCGTAGCGCCAGAGGGCATCCTGCTCATTGCTCCAGAGCTCGACCTGGCCGTTCATCTCGGCGTGCGTTAGGAACAGCCGTTCTGCATCAATGACAGGCATATTGATCACCGTGATCTCGTCGAATCCAATGCTGACTAGGCCGACCAGGATCCGTTCCGGCCAAGGCATGGTTGCCGAACGCTGGCCAGATCCAGGACGGCGCAACACCTCCGGGCAGTCTGACTGGTTGGTTATCCATTCCTGAACCGATTGGCACTGTTTGATAAGATCAGCCTTCTTAACCTTCTGGCGCATGATCCGCAGCGGCAACCACCGCAGCCAGGAGCGCATCGTCTTGACCGATTCATAGATCGGTTGGCTGCAGACAACAGCCACCTCGACAAGATCTTGGGCCGACGCGTTGCCACCATAGACAAATGGTGAACCCATCCGATGCAGCAGCAGGGCATGGCCAACACTAAAAGGCACCAGGCGAAGCCCCATCACAATGGGACAAGGCTTCGATGTAGCGTTTAGGATGTCGGCCAGGGCGGTCACAGGTTGGTGGCCGCGCCAGCGCTGATCGCCGGGAAGCGCTTGAGAGTGATCGTCCCGGTGGCTTTGCCGGTCTGGGTGGTCTTGATTGAACCACCGCCGGCATAGATCCATCGACCACCGCTGCCGGTGTTGATGGCGTCGGCATAACCTGCGACATTGATCACTGGAGCGTTGGTGATCGCAACAGTCCCGTTGCCTTGAGGCAACGAGCATCCGTAGAGACGCTCGTTAAGTGCAGTGGCTGCCGTGGCATTCGTTCCAACAGGAACGAAATTGACGGTCAGGGTCAGGCGGTTGTTGTAGGCAATGTGGCCGACCACCTCGCCGTTGTTATTTCGCACCTCCTCGGTGTCGCATTCGCCGGTGATGTCGTAACTTTCGATCTCGGGCGAGATGTAGCCGGTGACAATGAGGGCGCCGGCGGCGTCGTACATTGCCAAGGTCGCCGGTGATCCAAAGAGATATTTATTTCCGTGTACGTTAGCCATAGGTGTCTGAGGTTAGATGGTTGCGCTGCAGTAAAGGGTGAAGGTCCTGGTGAACGTCCTGGACCGATTAGAGATTGAGGCAGCCCCAAAGTCCAGAGGGGCGGCGAACTGGGCCGTAAACGGGCCGCTGGCGTCGTTTGATGGCGCGTCCAGGGCAGAGGCGCCGGACTCGTCAAAGAGCGGCAGGATCCGATTGTCGAGCACCTGCACGGTGGTCAGGACATCGGCCTCGTCGGTGTCGTCTGCAGATAACTGCAGCTCGACAGCGATCTCCAGCTCGCAGGTCAAGTCGGTGCGTTGCACAGGCCTGGCCGAGTTGGTCGAGACAACTAGGCGCGGGAAGTTGGGCATGACGTCCTGCTCGTCGGGGTCGTCGTATAGGCCGCGGCTGTAGGATGTCAGGCAGGTCGGTGTACCGGCACCGGCGGCCGACCAGTCGGCGGCTGCCAGGTAGTCAGCCACAGCTTTCTCAGCTCTTAGGGCAACGGCGTTCATTTGATGGCGATCCCGTTATCTTCGAGCACCTTGCCGTTTTGCAACATGGCCTCGGTCATGTGGTTGGTCAGCTCGGCCAGCTCGTCGTCCATGGCCTTCTGCATGGCCTGGTTGTAGATCATTGCCACCCGGTTGTACTGGTTGTCAGCCACACCGGCAGTCATCACCACCGAGGCCGTCGGGTTGAAGCCTGGCACGGCCTGGATTCCTCGGGCCTTGGTGCCCTTGTGAACGGCCACGTTCTCCTCGGGCAGGCCGTATTGGTTGGCCAATGAGACCAGGGCGGCATTGGTCTTCTTCGGCGCCTTGTAGCCTGCAGGCTTTGACAGAGGCTTCCATTTCGGGCTCTGGAACTGAGTGAAGCCCTTGTTGTAGATCCGGATGATCTTTACCACACCGGAGCGGAGGTAACCGACTGATCCAATAGCCTTCCGCATCAAAGCAGAGGCTGCTGCCTTCATCTCCTCGCCGTAGAGGCCACGGCGTCCAGCCTTGGCTTCCTTCGACTGGGCGATCAGGTGAACCCGGCGAAGCAGGCGGGACTTGCCGATGCGTTTGCCGGTCTTCTTGGACTTCCGATTGATGTTTCCCAGCGGTGTGCCGAGGTAGTCGGCAATGCGGCGCCGTTCTTGTCCTGGGCTCTTAGGCGGCACCAGGACGAACAGCCGCACCATTAGGTAAAAGAACCGGGAGTTAACTGCCTTGTGAAGGTCTCGGCTCGTCTGGGTCAGATACTGCTTCATGGCAGCATCGAACCGACTGGAGTCGACCGTCATGTTGACGACAGGTCTCACCGGGTCTTGGCTCCTAGTTCGAGGCTGTAGTAAGCGCCGGAGGCATCGACCCGGCAGGACAGAATCCGCAGGGTGCGTCCCTGGTAGACCAGCGTGCGGCCGACCACCGGCCTGGGCTTGCAGAAGGTCAGTGCGATGCGGTCGGTGTTTTCCTGCAGCAGATAGTAGCCGTCCTCCTTGAGCAGCCGGGAAAACTCGGTGCCCTGGTCGAGGGTGTACAGCGTGGTATCCATCGTGACCAGGGTGCTGTCCCAGGTCTTCCAGTCGGAGAACTTGACCAGAATCCTCGATGCCACGTTGTCCTGGAAGCCACCGGGCACTGGTGTGTTGGCATCGGTGACCATGGCCGGGATGCACCGGATCGACGAGCCTTCCCAGATAAACATCGGCGCCCCAAGCATCTGCTGGAGCACAGTCATGCCCTGCTGGAGACTTGAGCCGATGATGGTCACGGTGTGGTAAAGAAGATTCCGGTCACGATCAATCGAGACGTAGCATTGACGTGCTGCGTTAATTGCAGCGCGTCCCCGTTCTCGTAGTGCGTTAACTGTGCGTAGTTGGTGCCAGCCTGGATGTAGCCTTGGATATCGGTTTTGGCAGCAGAAGCCAGGTTGTCGGCCCAGAACTCTACCGACCCGGAATAGGTCGATGTGGCTGGCAGACTTAGCCTCAGCTCTCCTGAGGCAGCACCGGAGGCCGCGGTGACGGTCAGATCCACCGTAAACCAGCGCAGATTGCCAATCTCAGTGTACCGCGCGGTGTTGACCGTTACTGTGAAGGTCCGGCCACCACCCGCATCGGTCAAAGTCGGCACATAGGCAGTCGCAGAGTTGAGCGCCGAAATATCGGTGTAAAGCTCGGTGAAGTTGTCGTTGAGCTTCTGCCCGGCGCCCCGGAGGGTGTCCCCAGTGTTGTCGTTGGCGATTGCTCCGATGTTGATGATTTGTTGGGCCATATCAGTTCTTCGGTAGTGCGTACCAACCTTCTGCGAGCGTTATACGGTTCTTGGAGCGCACAGGAGCGCCGTCCGCACCTTTGACCCAGACGCGAGCCTTAACGCTCTCAGCAAGGCGCACAGGCTCGCCGTGGGGCACATAGACCACACGGGTCTGACAGCCACAGCTAGACGCCAGACTTATCAATGCGATCCAGCAGCTTTTGCTTAAGCTCGGGGTCGGGTTTGGCATCTTCGGCGGTGGGTTGTGTTTTGGCCAGGCCGGTCAGCCATTTTAGGATGGCTGTCACGATCTGCTCGATTACGTTCATTCAGCCTTCTTCTCGGCGTCCTTGGCCCAGATCAAGCCGATGCCAGCGGTGACGGCGGCAATGGTCGCAGTGATGTCCAGATGGGTGGTCGGATCACCGTCGAAGAGGGCTTTGAGAGCCCCGCCAACAGCGATGAGTATGGCACCGATGCCGGCGAGCGTGGTCTTGGTGTTTTTCATTTTGATCGGAATAAGCGATATGCACCGTAGATAGCGCAGAGTAAGCCAATCACGGCGGTGATAAGTCGAACGATGTCGGTGAGCCAGGGGATAAACGAAACAGCGGTGGCCGCTGCTGCGCCGCCCATGGAGGCGATCATCTGATTTGTGTCACCGCCGTGATTGGAGTTCATTTACTCGGATGCTTTGGGTTGGGCTGCTGCGAGGATGATGTCGGCCAAAGGAACGCCGACCTTGGCGTTCTGGTAGCCACCGGCCTTGATGGCGATGTCGATGAGTTGGAGCAGGCTATTGGTCTGCTCCTGAGTCAGTTCGATCTTGATCATGCGGCGGGAGCATCGGCAACAACGACAGGCTCGGCAACAACAACCGGCGCAGGCGGAACCCACGGCAGCGGCAGCACAACAACCGGCGGGTTGATCTGCGCTTCGATCTGCGCGGTGACGTTGGCCTCAATCGCGGTCTGATCGACTCCGTTCTGATAGCACCAGTCCAGCACCTGCTGCTGCGTCAAATCAGGATACGGCGTGAAGCTGCCAGTCGGCGGAGCGAATGAGCAGCTACCGTAGCAGGTGCCGCTGTAGGTCTTCTCGTCGTCGCCGGTGCCGGTGGTTTCGGTGCCGTTGCAACGCCAGTCGGCGGTGATGACGACATCGGAGTAGGTGCCTTCGACTTTGCGGACGAGAAGGCGTTCGATGAGCCAGAGGATGGTCATAAATTAGGCTTTCTTGAGAGCGTTGACTTCGGAAGCGAGTTCTTGGATGGCGGCGACAAGAATCGGAACCACTCGGGACATATCGACTCCCTGCGGCTTAATGCTGCCGTCTTCATTGAGTGCATCCTTCTCACCGCTGACAGCAGCCGGAACAACTTCTGCAAGTTCGTGAGCGATAAAACCTTCGCCATTCGAGCCGTCAGCTTTCCACTTGTAGATCGAAGGCTTCAGAGCGGAAACGCGAGCCAGTCCTCCGGTGAGAAGCTGAACAGATTCCTTCAGTCGATAATCTGAAGTGCTGTTGAAGGTACACGCAGAAGCCGTTACCGAGATATTGCCAACAGCAGAGTTTGCTTTGTAGAAATTAAGAGCCGCACCATCGGTTCCATCTCGACGGAAATAACCGCAGGTTCCGTTGTCGATTTTTGAAGCAATGTATGCATTGTTGCCAGAACCATTGATTGAGAATCCACTGGACGTTGTTGCAGCACCCACGTTTGGGGCAGTAGTAGTTCCGACCAATAACACCCCCGACGCATCCAGCGTCATCGCCTGCGTGTATGTGATTACGTTGCCAGCGGTGCCGGAGGGGGCGATGAACCACGAATGAACCGACGAAGCGCGATAGAGTGAAGCGGTGTCAGTTTGCAGGTATTTGTAAGCACCCGCCCCGCTGTTGTATGAATTGAAAGAAAGCTCAATGTTTCCTGAAGAGCTTTGTGCCAACGAACCATAAGCCCCAAACTGAATAGCTTTTGCTCCAGCCACCCACGCACTCGGCGTAACTCCGATGCCGACGTTGCCGGAGGAGTCGATGCGAGCGCGTTCAGTTCCATTGGTTCTAAACGTAAGAGGATTTGCTCCGCTGACAGCGATATCGCCTCCACCTCCACTGTTCGACAGATCAAAATTGATCGAATTGGCAAGCAGTCGCAGCTTCGCGCCATTCGTTTCATCCTGCATTATTGCAGTAGCCGTTGCGTTATTTCCAGTAACATACAACGGAACAGTCGGACTCGCCGTCCCAATACCCACCCGATTGTTCGTCGAATCCACCTTCAGCGTGCTGGTGTCCACCGTCAGGTCGCCGGTGATGGTGGCGCTGGCGAGCGTGGCGGTGCCGCCTGCGCCGAGGAGTTGATTGATTGTCGACTTTTTGGTCGTGCCGCTGGCGGCCATTGACGTATCGGAGACATCGACGATCACCAACGGGTCGGCCGTTGGATCAACTGTTGAGATAGCCGTTAAGGCCGTAATTTTTGAGTCTGCCATATCAGTAAACGGTAAGGATGAACTTGTCGGAGTTTTCGGTTAGTAAAAGGTCGGTGCCGTCTTCCAAAGCGATTCGGTCGTAGGTGCCGAACGACAAAACGATCTTGCCGGAGGCATCTTCTTGCAGGACGAAGAATTCGTCCTCCTGGAGCATATCGCGCCGCAGGATCGGCATATCGAAGCCACCGGCCTCGCCGGATGGCGCTCGATTGGTTCCGATGCCTATGCCGAGTCTCATGTCTTAGAAGGTGCGAGCCAGGAATGCCACAGCCTTGCCAGAAGCCAGTTGAAAGCCGGTGATGTCACCGCACAGCGGGAAGCCGGCCGGCAGTGTGATTCCAGTCCAAGTCCCAGAGATCCCGGTGCCGGTGATCGAAGTAAACACGGTCGGCTCAGTCGGAATGACGGCCGAGAAGTTGCCAGTCTGGGCAGCCGTGGTGGTCACCGGGAAGAATCCCTGGCGCCCCATGCTGTATTCCATCGAGATGTCTGCTTGAACGGCCATTTTTTGTCTTGGTTAGAGGGGAGGCCACCGGAACTTTCCAGCAGCCTCCCCAATTTCGGTTGGTTAACCTCTGCGAACTTTCGGTGCCAGGGCTCCCTGTATCCACAGGATGAGCTTGCCTCCTTCGGGAACGGTCGCGGTGTTGAAGCCTTCGCGCTGGAGCGTCGGGTCGACTTCGGGACCAGAAACGAGCTTGGTCTTGCCGTTCTTGTCCACCGAGATGGTAGTTGCGATTCTCATGGGTCAGCCGATTAGGCGGTGATGAGAACTTCGGCCTGCGTGGTATCCGCAGCCGCGGCGCCAAACATGATGTCGTAGGACGCCATGTGAGCGCGGGTGGCGCGGCTGTACCACACCGACAGCAGGACCGACAGGCCGTTGGACAGCTCGACGGTGCGCTGCTCGAGGAACTCACCGGCGATCATGCCGACCGGCAGACCAGAGGCCACCGCAATAGCGTCTTGGCCGCAGACGAAGCCGGCGGTGTTGGCGATGGCGCCGGTCCAGTCGTTCTGCTCGAGGATGTTGGCAAAACCGAAGTAGCCGTTGTTCAGGGGGCCGTAGCGGCTGTCCGGGAACGGGTTGGTGCCGGCGGCAGCCGTGAATTGGCCGGAGAACATGAGGCGAGCCAGGTGGCCACCGTCGAGCAGCAACAGCTTCTGGCGGTAGTTCTTGGCCAAGGCCAAGATCGCCGGGAGATCGGAGCTGTCGAAGTTGGCAGCCGTGCCGATGGTCGTGCCGGCGCCGTAGTTACCGGAGGTCATGACCGCGGTGACCTTCTTCGAGATACCAAGGGCGAAGATCTCAGCACTGCCCTGAGACAAGTCGGAGAGGGCGAAGCCCTGGTTGAGCTCCTGCTGGGTGACCGTGAAGGTCTTGGTGATCTGGTTCACCGTCACCGAGGTGGCGGCCAGCGTAGATTGGTTGGCAGCGCCGTCCTCGAAGTTGGTGGCGTTGTCGACAGTGGCGTCGCCGGTGGTGAACTTCTTGACCTGCACCGTCGCACGGGGGCGGAGGTTATCCAGGCCGACGTTGCGGGTGAAGTTGCTGATCATGGCCAGCTTGGAAGTGGCCACGGTGATCACGGCGTCGGCGAGGTAATCGACAACCAGGCCAGAAGCGAAGGTGTTCGCGTTCTGGGGGGCGATCAAAGCCGACTGGCGGAGCAGTTCGCTGTGGTTCTCGACCAGGAAGCGCTGGCGCTCGGCACCGGCCCGGAGGCTCTTGTGCTTCTCCAGGAGCGGGTTGCCGAGGTTCTGGATCACCGGCCGGAGAGGCTCGGGAGCAGGGGCGGCGGTGATGCCTTTGGCGCTGATGGCAGCGGCAACGGCCTTGGCCACAATGGCGTCGATGTCGAGGGCGGACGGCGCACTAGGAGCGGCCGCCACCACGGTGTTTGTATCAGTCATGTTGTGTGGTGTCTGCTGTGATGTCGGCGCGGTTGTCGCGCCATCGGCGGCAGCGTCGG